AAGAGAGCCAAGGTTTTCTTCTAGTCTTGCAGCCAAAACAGAAGGGTCTGAAATTGTTGAAAGCGCCTCTATTTCTTTGACAGTATCCTGCTCTGAGTCGCCCGTAAGCTTTGCTCCAATTAGGCCCATCAGTGAAGCTCGCTTAGACACCTTTAGGTCTTTAAATGGTGCCGTGATGTTGCCCATTGTGCGCTTTGTTGCATTAACCGCCCACTGGTCAATTTGCTTATTGATTTCAGACTTCATCCGATGCGCGGTAATTCTTCGCCTAACTGCATCACCGGGGGCGGCTATATTACGGATGTATCTAGCTGCAAGGGCACCGGGTAAACCACCAAAAGCATAACCCCCGATAGTAGCAAACGTTTCCGAAACAAGACCGGGCTGTTTTGACAGGCTATCAAGTTCTTTTTTTGCCTCTTGGAGATATTTAAAATCAGACCATTTTGATTTTAAGTTATTTGATGCTGTTATAACATTAGGGGCAACATCGTCTATTTTTAAGCCAACACTTTTAGCAGCGTCCACATAAGTGCTGAACGAATTAACGTATTCGTCAAACATCTGGGCTTTAGTGTATAAGCGACCCTCGTCTGCATGAAGCCCGTTAATAAAGCTGTCTATCTTGTTGCTGTCGGCCATGTACTCGGGGGCACCTTTTGCAGCAGCTTCATCCTTTGTCATAAACCGTTTACGGAAGTTTTTCTGATGCCCAATTAATTTAGTCCATGCGGCATTAAGCATAGCCTGACTGTTCGCAGCCTCTTCTCCAAAAAAAGCTTTGTTCTGCAAAAACATTCTTAAGTCGTCAAAGCCAGCTAACCCACGGTCATATCGCGATTGCTGTATTTTTAATTGATCAATGATTCTGAAAACATCTTGCGCAGAGCCGTCCAAAAGCTTGCCAGTCTGCTGCCCAAGAGGTGCAGTGTCGTATATCGGGGAACCTTTCTTAAGACGCGGCGGCACCATGTTGCTATAGACGTACTCGTCAGGTGTTCTTGCAAAAGCGTCAGGTGAATCAGAAAAATCCACCCTTCGGATGTCAATTTCAATGTTGCCCTCATCTGTCAGTCGGGCTTTGAATGCTCTGATGGGGTCATCGCTGTAAGTTGCCAGCCTGCTGTCTACAGCTTCAAACAATTCTTGACGCGATTTTTTTGCGGCATCAATTAGGTTGTTTGCAGCGGTTACCTGCGTAGGGTCACCAAGTCGTGGGATCGTGTCTTCAACCGATTTAATGTAAGTGTTAATAGTGTCGAATGCGGCATTTATGGTGTCGGCTTCGTTTGGTGGTTTAATCTTTGGCAGAATGACCCTGTACTTTTCGTCTGTTACCGCCTTGGTTGTGCCATGAACGGTGTTGAACATTTCGCCGATATGGTCGCGAGAGGCAACAGAGAGGTCTTTTCTTGTTTGTTTAAAGCCAAGGTAATCATCTAAAAAATTAGGGTCGCGAGTTTTTGACAGCAGCTCGGTATCTAGCCCTGTCATTGCTGCCGTGTACTTGTCTTTGAAGTCGGCTACTTTCTTGGCCAGACCTGTAGGATATTTTGTCTTAGCTTGAGACTGAAACGCTTTGGCAACTACGGCAGCAGGAGCAGAGAAGGCAGCAGTTAAGCCGCCCCCCAAGAAGGCCGACGTAGTAATGTCGCCCATAATCTGCTCGGCGGTTTTGTCGGTACGGCCAAGAAGTTCTTCTGAGAAAGTCTCGCCCGCACCGAACAAAGCACCTTCCACGCCACCAGCGGCGGCCATGCCAGCCGACGCCCGTAGCATTTTGGAGCCCCCCACCGCGCCCTCGACGCCAAGAAGCTTGGCAACGCCTTTCTCGGCAGCGGCAGCAGACCGTGCAGCAAACCCGGCAGGAGTTTGGGCAATAGCTTTTTTAGCTGCGCCCTTAATCCCGGCCCCCGCTACCGCAGTGGTTCCCCCTGTAAAAACAGCAGGAAGCAGCATCCCGCCAATTTCACCAACACCACTAAGCACCGAGTTATACTCTTCAATGTTCTCAAGCTCTTCGTTTGAGTATGCACCCATTTTTTCAAGGGCAACATCAGACAGGCCAAACGTTAAACCTCGGCCAGCAGCAAGCAAAAGAGCCTCTACGTTTTTGCCTTCATACTCTGCTTTTTCAACGCGCTCTTGACGGTCGGAAGCTAAATCATAGGCAGCGCCAGCTCTAACAGCCTCGCCAAAGTCTTCGCCCAAAACACTGCCATAACGACCATCAGGCAAAGCGACTTGCACTCGTTCGCCTTTTGCGAAAACAAAATCACCTGACGCATAGGCTTGTTGGACCTGCGCCTCGGGGACGTCAACCCACTCCTTTTTACTGACGCTGTACATTTTAGGCATTGTTTTGGTCCTTAAGATACTTTTCGATGTCTACCGGATTACCGTCAATCCACAGCTCTGCGTGCAAGTGATACCCAGTCCCTCTACCGGTTTTGCCTACACCGGCAACGTGACGACCTGCTTTTATTTTTTGCCCTTTTTCGACTTTCAAGCTCCCAGGCTCAAGATGCATATACTTAACCTCTCGGCCAAGCTTGTCTTTTACCTTAACAATAAAGCCAGTGTTCCCGCCCTGGTTTCCGGCGTATGTTACCTCCCCGTCAAACATTGCTCTAACCGGCGTATTTCTTGGAGCGGCATAATCAGTACCTTTGTGTTGGTCTTTTTTTGCTCCTGTCACCGGGTGCGTCCTTTCTCCAAACGGGGAACTAACTCTAAATTTTTCTCCTACGGGGTGGTTAAGGGCTAGTCTGGACTTTTTTTTTGAGCCGAATCATCCTCATAAACCATTGAGCGTATTTTTCTAAACTCATCAGTTTTTATAAAAGCATCAATATCCTTAGAGGTTATCTTTTTGCCATCTCGACCGGTTAAAGATTGAGCGATTGAGTAATTGGCGTAATCGTCTTCTTTGAGCAATTGGCCGCCCTGCGCACGAATTGCGTCCTTAAGGTTACCTTGAACCTGTCTAATCCTGTTTAAGCCCCGCTCTGTTCCGTTCTTTCCAAAGAATATCTTAAGGGTTGGCATCTGCATTAATACGGCAGCCAAGTCTCTATCCGAGCCACGGGCACCGCTGAAAGCCTTGTTGATGGACTGAGAGGCGTTAGAAACCTGCGCGTCAAAACGGCCTTGTAGGTCTGACTGAAACACGTCTCCAAGCCCTACAGCCTTACCAAGCTCACCCGCAACAAGACCAAATGTACCCATAAAGCCTTCAACCTCGTCGGCAACCTCTAAGAATATGCCTTCAAGCTTTTGCACGGATGCGTCTGCTTGCTCAAACAACCTAAGTGTATCGGCTTTCTTTCCTTGGCCCCTCAAGGCTCGGCCCTGAAGCTTTTGCAGTTCTACAAGTGTCTTAACCCGCGACTCTTCCATACGGGCAATTGCCTCAAGGCCAACTTTTTTATTGGCCATGTTTGGATATTTATCGATAAGAGCCTGAGTTTGCATAATAGCAGAACGAAGACCCAGGACAGTTGTAGCTTTTTCAGCGGCGACTTCATTCCCAAAACGAGACAGCATTCTAGCGTAAACGTTGTTCTTGTTTTTAAGAACGTCTTTGCGTTTCATCATCTCAGCTTTTTGAGATTCAACGTCTCTAGCAATTGCGCCTTCAATAATCTTTAGTGCAGTGTTAGGCGTTCGCCCACCGGTAAACCCTTGAGCAAAAGCACCGAGAGCGATAGCAAACGCAGCAGCAACCTGGCTTCCAAGGCTTTTGTACGCCCTGTTGGGGTCAATAGAGTATGACTTTAAATCCTGCTCCGCACTGGCAATTTCGTCTTCAACTCTCTTGGCTTCTAGTCGTTGGCGTTCCTGAAGCGCTTCAAATGCCCGGGCATCGGCTTGAGCAGACTCTTCCCTAAGCAAGCGAATACGTTCCAGCCCCTCCATGATTTCGTCTGCAGTGCTTGGCGGTTGCTCTGCGGTGGCTGCTTCGCTTGCTGTTGTTGCTGGCGTTGCCGGAGTTGCAGGAACTGCCGGTTCTCGATCAACTGGCTCACCCGCTTTTTCTGCTTCAAATTCAGCCAAAGCTTCGTTACTAATTAAAGAACCCGGCACACCTGTTTCTGATTCAATTTGCTCGCTTTCAGCGGCAAACGCAGCAAGCTCGGGAGAAACGCCTGCCTCAATTTGAGCCAAAGCCCTTTCTGCCTCTGCTTTTTCTTGTTCTTTTTTTTGTGACCGTTTTTTTAGCTCTTCAATTGTCGCGGCTTTTCTTTCTTTAGACTTTTCTTTTGCCTTTGCACGTTCAAGCTTTGCTTCTGAACCCATGTACGACTCGTATATAGCCCTGTCGCGCATTTCTGATAGTGTAGCCATCTCTTCGCTCCTTTAACCTATGTACGACCCGAGGGCTTTGCCGCCGCCGCTTCCGATAGTAGCGCCTGCTGCTGCGCCTGCCGGACCACCACCCGCAAAAAATCCAATCGTGCCGCCAACTGCACCAAGGATACCCCCAAGCACATTAGACCACAATGACCCACTTGCCTGCTCTTGCTGGAAGGCTAACTGCTGCATTGCAAAAGCTCGGTCTTCTGCTCTTTGCTGGCCTTGAATTAATAACTGCTCCAACTGGGCACCGGCTTCAAGACGGGCCTGACGCGAAGCATCGGCAATAGCAGACTCACCCTCTGTTTCTGACGCTTGAGCCGCCCCGCTTGCCGCCCTCAACAAATCCGCAGCTTCAAAAGAGCCGCGAGCCTGAGCAGCGCCAAAGCCTCGCTGTGCGCCTGAAAGAATTTTAAGCTGACGCTCTGCTTCAATTTGTCCCGCTGTCTTTCTTCGACCCTCGGCTACGTCGGCTAGGCGGCTGGCGTACCCAAATATCTTATCACCCTCAAGGCCAAACTCTCGACGGCGGCCCATCATCCGAGCGTAACGGTCAGCCTGAATAGATTGGTTGCGGTTTTCTGCAAGTTTTGCCTCGTCGGGGTCAATGCCTTGCTGCTCAAAAAAATCTTGACGGTCAGCGTCAAAAGCTCCCTGATTCTCTTCATCCGTATAAAACGGGTCATCTCCCGCAAGGGTGTAATCACCTAAATATTTATCGCCAAAGATTTCACTGTCGTCGCGTTCTTCGGTCCCGTAATATTCCTTATCCGTTGCCATTACATACCCCCTGCTTGGTTAGGCATCGGTGGCAGGTCGGCCATCCACCGCTTATCTTTGTCCCGTTTTTTAATAAGCTCAACAAGCTCTTCTTCGGGGCTTGCTGGAGGCACGTACTTACCTGCCCCAGTAGTGCCGCCGTACATCAATGCGTCCTCTTGCGCCTGAAGCTGAGAAACCGCGTTTTGACCCGATGGACCGCCGTACATCAAGGCATCGTCTTGGGCTTGAAGCTGAGAGATAACGTTGCCGCCAGTAGCGCCACCGTACATCAGCGAGTCTTCAATAACAGAAGCGCGTTCGGCATCGGTAAGAACAGGGGAAGAGTCGCGCATCCGTGTTTGTGGCGCTACTTCGCCCTCTTCTTTTTTCTCATCTTCTTCGGTTTCAGCCAAAAAGCTAATTAAGGCACCGACTGAATCAGCAGCAGCTCCAACTATGGCCATCTTTTTCGCTTGTGCAGCTTGGTCTTTTTGCATTTCAAGCTGCGTCTTTCCTATGTCGCGCCGCATCTCTTGCCCTGCGGCCTGTTCTAAAGCCCTGCCTCTTCCCATTACTCGACGTAAATCTGCGTTTACTTCGCCCTGTGCAAGCTGGCCCATAATCTGACTAGATACTCGCCGAGCAATTGCGTCCTTCATCATTTGGCCGCGAGCTTCTTGAGTAGCTTGCTCCCGTAACGCTTGAGATAAAAATGCTGATGCCATTACAATGTCCTGTCTGCTATCGTTTTAAATGTCGTTGGTTCTGGTCGTATTCCTACCTCAAAAGCAAAGCCGTCTATCTCTGCACCAGCGGTTGAGCCGGAAAGAGTGAGCAACAGTTGAATGGCTCGGGTTTTTTGCTTACCTAAATGCGCCCTATAGATGTACGGCTCTGTTGGTGCGCTTGATATTGTTTTTGTAAACGTTTCGCTAGTGTTGTCTGAGTAATCGTTTTTAATTGCCAGTGATAAATCATGGGCACCTACATATTCGCCCATAAGCATAACGCGATAAACACGGTCTTTTTTCATTACTCCGGTAGAAGAAACAAAGCCGGTTTGAATTGTGACGTTATAGTTCTGATTGCTTCCGGCGGTAGTGTGGTCCTGAAAAACACTATCATCTTGCTCAAATTGCTTTCCGTCTACAGTTAAGCGTTGAAACTTAGAGCCGTCAAAAATCTCATCAACTTGGTATTTTGTATCTGTGTAATCAAGGCCGAAAGTGTGCCACTGTTTAAGGTAATAGTTATATATGCAATAGACATCAGTGCCTGTAGCCGAAGGAGATACAGGCTGTAGCATTATGCGAATACTGCTATCGTCATCATGGCGTATCATACTAACAGCCAAGTTTGACCCAACAGTATCTTCAACCCCTGCCCCAATATAGGCGACTGACATATCTCGACCTACAAGATAAATGCCTCGGTCGGTTTGATAAAAAACACCTAAAGGAGAATCAACATGAGCCGCGCCCAGTTTTGCACCCTGGTCATTTGCAAAAAGACGCGGAGGCCTAAAAGCACCTTCGCCGATTGCGTTAGGCCCTGACCCGGTAGTGTAGTAACCGTTGTCTTCTGTGAATATAAGAAGGTGGTCAAGGTTTGACTCAATTGCGGTTATCTTGCTGGGGTCGCCAGAAAGACCGACAATAAACGGCCCAGTCGCAGGAAAAAAGGGCGTCGAGCCCTCTCTTATAGGAAGCGATAAGAAAACCTTGTCGTCAATCCCAGCAGCAAAAAGTTTGTTCTGGTGGCGTATCAAATCAGTACACGAACCAATAAAGCCGTTTGCAGGAGCACCGCCCTGCGTATAAATGACTAAGCCGCTTTCTGCGATCTTGGCGTAATCAACAGGCCGATCCTTGAAGGTAACGTACATATTGGTCGGCGATTCATCGAGCTTAACCGAACCAGCATGATAAAAGACGCTTCCGCCTTCCCCGTCGTTTCTGTAAAGCTCAATGCCAATATTCTCTTTTCGAGAAAAGCTTGGAACGTAAACCTGAACACGAATGTACGACATTAAGGCAATCGCAGAAATGCTAACTTTACCTGTGCTTGTTCCTCCTGAAAGCGTAAGAACGTCGCTTGCAGAATGACCGCTCCCAGGCTCAACTACCTGAGCACTTAAGATCCCACCGGAACCGTTTACAGACCTAACCCTGATGGTTGTGCCTGTCCCGCTGCCTGCGGAGCTTGTCGTGTAAACCTGGTCTACCACAAAGCCGGTTCCAGCAGTGTGAGCAGCTACCGTATAAGCAAGCCCTGCTTCGGTTGTCACTTCATGGATATCCGAAGGACGAGACTCTATGAGATTTCCTCGGTCGTCAGACCACACGTAGACAGCTTGATACCT